TTTAAACAAAGAGGTGTAAGAGTTAGAGATGAAGCAGCTCCAATACAACCAGGTGAATTTAAAGATGTAGATGCACCCGGCGGTAGTTTACGTGATGCTTTCTTTCCTCTACCATACAAGGAACCTTCTCAAACATTATTAAATCTTTTAGGTATTGTTGTACAAGCAGGACAAAGATTTGCTGCAATAGCGGATATGCAAGTTGGTGATGCAAACCAAGCAGCAGCTGTTGGAACTACGATTGCATTATTAGAACGTGGTTCAAGAGTCATGAGCGCAATACACAAAAGATGTTATGCAGCGATGAAAGCAGAATTTAAATTACTTTCAAAAGTTGTGTCACAATATTTACCACCAGAATATCCATACGATGTTGTCGGTGGTGCAAGAAACATAAAACAAACTGACTTTGACGATAGAGTTGATATCATACCAGTAGCTGATCCAAATATATTTTCTATGTCACAAAGAATTACTTTAGCACAAACACAATTACAGATTGCTAGCGCTAATCCTATGTTGCACAACATGTATCAGATCTATCGAAACATGTATGAAGCTATTGGTGTTAAAAATATAGACGCGGTTTTACCACCTCCTGCACCAAACATGCCAATGGACCCAAGTTTAGAACATATTAATGCTTTAGCGGGTAAACCTTTTCAAGCTTTTCCTGGTCAAGACCACAGAGCACACATCACAGCTCACTTAAATTTTATGTCAACGAACATGGTAAGAAATAATCCTGCAGTTATGGCAGCAATACAAAAAAATATTCTTGAACATATTAGTTTAATGGCACAAGAACAGGTGCAATTAGAGTTTAGAGAGCAAATGCAACAAATGTTATTGTTACAACAACAAGCAGCAATAAATCCACAAGCACAACAACAACTTCAACAGCTGACAAATACGATTGAGGCAAGAAAAGCGGTGTTAGTTGCAGAGATGACTGAAGAATTTATGAAGGAAGAGAAGAAAATTACGTCACAATTTGACTCTGACCCTCTATTAAAACTAAAATCACGTGAAGTTGACCTACGTGCAATGGAAAATGAGCGTAAAAAGATGAGTGATAAGGCAAATCAAGAGCTAAATACGGCAAAATTAATGCAAGCAAGAGAAATTGCCGAAGATAAAATGGATCAAAACGAAGATTTAGCTAAATTAAGAGCTGGAGTGAGTCTTGCGAAGTCTGGCGCACAACAAGCAGCCGTAATTGTGGAGGATGATTAATGCCATTAAACAAAAAAGGTAAAAAAATCATGAAATCGATGAAAAAACAGTACGGCAAAAAGAGAGGTGAAAAGATATTCTATGCATCTAAGAATAAAGGTGTTATAAAAGGAGTGAAAAAAGGAGCATAAATGCAAAGACTAGACAAAATAAAAGAAGTTAAGGTTGCAGAGCAAAGTGTTGAAGTAGATCCTAGATCTAAAACAACTGCAGATGGAGCTTTTAACTTGATTGCTACAGGAAAACCTGAAATGCCAGTTGGTGGTCAGAAAAGAATGTTAGCAGAAAAGAAAAGAAACTCTAAAGCGTACTAATATGTGGTTATCGGCGATAAAATTAGCCGTCTCTGCTGGAAGTAAGATCTACGCTAATAAGCAGAGAACGAAAATGGCAATGTCTGATGCACAATTAATGCATGCAGAAAAAATGGCCCGTGGTGAAGAGCAATACCAGGGTAAATTGCTAGAGGCTAGACAATCAGACTGGAAAGACGAGGCAGTTTTAATAATTCTTAGTTTGCCCGTAGTGGTGCTCGCATGGGCAGTCATATCGGACGATCCAAGTGCAATGGACAAGGTAAAATTATTCTTCGAGATGTTCTCGCAGCTCCCATCATGGTTTACAAACCTCTGGATACTTGTCGTGGCGAGTATTTATGGTATAAAGGGAACACAAATATTTAGAAACGGAGGAAAAAAATAATGGGTGTAGGATTTTTTGGAAAATTTTTTAGTAAAGGTAAAGTTTTACCAACTATTAAATCTGTAAAACCAACAACAGATATCTCAGGAAGTGTTAAAAGAACTAAAAAAGACGAATTTAGAAAAAGATATACTGCTTTAGATGAAGCAGAGACTAAAATTAAAACTGGTAAAAAAATGATGCAAGAGGGTCAAAAAACAAGAAAAAATATGGTCGATACCAACAGAGCGTTTCAATTTAAACATATGAAATCTTATCATGCTATAGAACCTGGAGAAAACCCTAAAGTAAAATACAAAGGTTTAATAAAAGAAAAAAAAGCTAAAGGTGGCAGAGTTGGTAGAAAATTTGGTAATCCAAAACCAAAAACAAATGTTGAAAAAATTAAAAAAGCTTTTGATCCTAAAAAATCTGATCTTAACAAGGATGGAAGATTAACTGATTATGAAAAGAAAAGAGGCATGGCAATTGCAAAAGCAATGAGAGGTAGAAACAAAAATGTCTAGACCAGGTTTATATGCAAACATACATGCTAAAAGAAAACGTGGTGGTAAGATGCGAAAAAAAGGTGCAAAGGGTGCACCAAAGAAAAAAGATTTTGAACGAGCAAAACAAACAGCAAAGGCTTAATTATGACTAAACTATGTCCTAGAGGAAAAGCAGCAGCGAAGAGAAAATTCAAGGTATACCCTAGCGCCTATGCTAATGCCTACGCATCTAAAATTTGTGCAGGTAAAATTAAAGATCCATCTGGTGTAAAAAGAAAAGATTTCAAAGGCCCTAAACCTGCAGGTAAAGCCATGGGTGGTAGAATTTATAAAGCAGGTGGTGGAGTATCAGAAGCTGCTGAAAAATTAAGAAGACAAGGTTTAAAAGGCGGTGGAATCTGTAAAAAAGGAATGAATAGGAAAGCCGTCGGAAAGAATTCGTAATGGCCGGTTTAAAAGAATGGTTCAAGCAAGATTGGGTCGACATAGGTTCCAAGAAAAAAGGTGGAGGCTTTAATAAATGTGGAAGAAAATCTGCGAGTGGATCAAAAAGAAAGTATCCAAAGTGCGTCCCTGCTGCAAAAGCGGCAAGGATGACAGAATCCCAGAGGCGGAGTGCCGTTGCAAGAAAGAGAAGTAAAGCACAAGGTGTTGGTGGTAAACCAACAAATGTTCCAACATTTGCAAAAAGAAAAAAAGCTATGATGGGTGGATTCATGGGTAAAAGAATGGGGATGAGATAATGAGACGACAGGATAAAATGCCTGCAAGAAATAAAAAAAATTTTAGACCTACTGAAAAAGGGGCTGGAATGACAAAAGCAGGTGTTGCTGCATATCGAAGAGCAAACCCTGGTTCTAAATTAAAAACAGCGGTCACTGGCAAAGTCAAACCAG